GTATGTACATTACAGTAAATTTAGAGTAATAGCCAGTCGGACAGGTATAGACTGTAGTGTCTACTGCCGCTGTGGGACTAACTCCAACTGATAATGCTCTCATTTCGCTTTTGCCTTATTCCTTGCGGAGATAGCTTTAGCTTTTGCCTTTGCGTCAGCCTTTGAGGTTGCACCCCATGCCTTGAGCGAAAGAAGCAGTCTTGTTGGTTCACCATCCTTGTACTCTGCACCAGCATTGTTGCCCATGCGAGCCAAGAAACTTGCTCTACGAGGGTTATCCCCCGACTTTACTGGCGGCTTCAGATTACCACCAGTTTCCGCATTATAAGATGATCTACCCTTGGCATTCAAGCCGCCTTTTGGATTTTGACCAGCTTTTGTTTGCCAAGTGGGTGTTTTCATCTACTTCACCTTTTTAGGCTTCTTTGCAGTCTTTGCCGCTTGTTTGAAGTCAGCAGCAGTAGGTGCGGCTTTAGACCCAACCTTGTTCATCTTCTCACCAGACCCTGCCTTGATACGAGCCTGTTTTGCATTAATATTGGCATAAAGTCCAGTTTTCATTTCATCTTCTTCTTGGCTTTACCAGCTTCAGATAAAGCAATGGCAACTGCCTGTTTAGGATTGGTCACAACCTTACCGCCCTTGCCTGAATGCAAAGTACCTTCCTTGTACTCCCCCATGACCTTTTTGACCTTCTTTTGTGATTTAGTCATTTTCATAGGGTTTCTCCTTAGTACATTATCTTGGCTGTAATCGTGCCTGTGACAAAAACAGTGCAGTTTGCTCGTAAATACTTAGGAGCATTAGCTACTGTAACGATGCCGTTAGCTGTCAAAGCAGTGCCAATAGTTGCCCAGTTTGTGCCATCAAGACTACCTTGCAATGCAACAGTAGCTGATGTAATGCCAGAAACCTGTAAGAAAGCTGGTTGACCAGAGTCAACTTGCACAGCTCTAGATTCACCTGTAGCGCCAACTGCGTTCAGGAGTGTGATGGGTGAAGTTAAAGATGCCATTATTTGCCTCTTGAGGATTTCTTCATCATGTTGGTAGCAGTCCTGCCACCCTTCATGGGCAGACCTTTAGGCTTGCCAATAGCTACCATGACAGTCACGGGAATACCCTTTTTCTTGCCGTATTCTTTTGCTTCTTTTTCCCCTTTTTCGGTGTAAGGGAACTTCTTTTTTCCAACTGAAGGCATAGTATTTTCCTTATTTCCAGAGTCGATCAGCAACAAAGGTAATAACACCGCCCATGAATGAAGCGATAGTCATACCCATCCAAAAACCACCTTTGCCTTTGTTGGCAAGTTCAAGTAATGACTTTACATCGTGACTCAATTGAGTTACCTGACCATGTAGAGTCTCTACTTGAGCCTCTAATCTACCAAAATCTCTTGCGTCAATTTCAGACATTTGCAACCTTTCGGGGTCTTCCCATGCGTTTAATTGTTGGGATAACAGGCGCAAATGCGGTATCTGTTCTAGTCTCTGATTCTACAGATTCTATGGTTACTTCTGGCTCATCTACTAACACATAACCCTGATGACCTTCCATAGAGTCAATGTCATGCTGGAGGGTAAAAGTCACACAATTTCCCGATTGTAGACAGCGAAAAGTAGCCATAAAACCCCTTAAAAGAGATAGGGGGGACTACCCCCCCCCATCATTAAACTACAGCACGACCAATAATAAGTTGTAATGTAGTTGAAGCCAAATCAACTGAACTACCTGTTGGGTTATAGGTCACGATAGTTACTGTATTGGCGGCTGAAACATAGGCTCTACGAACCAATCCAGCTTCACTTACACCAACTGACATACCAAGAACCATATCACCTAAAGCCACTCCTGCAACAGTTACTGTATCTGTAGCTGTAGCTGTAGTAGCGACTGAGCCGCTATCTAAAGTACATGAAACATCCCAAGTATCTGTAAACAGACCACGAAATTGGTCATTGCCCCTGCGGGAAACGACTGCTGTTGCTGATGCCATTTTGATTTCTCCTAATTAGGTTAAAAAGCCCCCCCACCACTAAGGCAGGGGGAAACTACTATTAGCTAGGAACAACCAAAGCGAACATAGAAGACGACTTAGCGGCTCCCACAGAAGCGGCATTACGCAAAGCGGCAACGCCATACAAAGTGTCAGATGTAAACAGAGTAGCCAAATACTCTTGTTTGTACTGAACTTGTGAACGTACACCAACTTGCTCAACCAGAACCATAGAGTCCTTGTGACCCATCAAGCAGACACGAGCAATAGCAGAACCGCTAGTTGGGAAAGCGGCTGTAGCAGATGCTGAGTCAGCGTTGCTGGAAGTGAACACAGGGATACCATAGAGATTACCGATTTCACCATTGCGGATAGCATCGCCATTACCGACAAATGCTTGTTCGGTGTAGCGAGCCAGACCCATCAAAGTGTTGCGGCTTGAGGGAGGAATCAAGAAGAAACGATTGTCCATAGGAGTATCGTTGTCATCCAAACGCTGAATGGTGCGGCGGATAGCGGCATCAGTCAATGCAGACGCATTACCAGCGTTGGTGTTTGCGGTGTAGTCAAAGGTAGTTGTACCATCACCACCGATGAAGGCAGAGCCGTACTGAGCGCCAGTAGAACCACCATTAGCTGTACGACCCAACTGAATCAAGTCGGTGTCAACTTGGCGAGACAAGGCGTAACCAGCATCAGAAGTGTAGAACTGACGCATAGAGTTCAAAGCCTGTGCTTCAACAATATCCTCAATCAAGCGGCTATATTCATAGTGCTTGTTGATAGATACAGTGACTTCAGACTCAGTAGCGGCAATCAAAGTTACTGCTGACTCAGCGGCTTTAGCAGAAGCAGAACCACGGGTAGGTGCAGGAATGTGAACAGTGTCACCTTTCTTGCCCTTGAAGTTCATCTTCATAACTAGGTTAGCAAGAACCAAGTTTTTCTTGTAAGACGCTACGATTTCATCTGACCAAATGTCAGGAATGAATTTGTCAGCAGTTGTTACTGTGACCGAGTTTGTGGGGGAAAATGATGTTGCCATTTGTGTACTCCAATAAAATCAAAAGTTAAGTTATTTAACCCTGCCCTCTGCGTATGCCGTCATGATTTCATCACTCAAGGCATCGTATCGGTTAGGGTCAGTCATCTTCAGCCGAATAAGGTCTGCCCTGCGATAGACTCGTTTTCCAGATTCACCAGTACCACCTACATCAACTGTCGCCGCTTTAAGGTTTGACTTGCGCTGAGTTTCCCCTGCATCTGTAGTCTGTTTAGCCTTAACACCACGCAACTGCTTATAGGTACTCAGCAATTCATTAGCACTGTCATAGTCAAACTCACCATCAGCTTTAGCGTACAAACCAATGCGAATAGGTGAAGATTTCACCCAATTTGCAAAGTCTGCATCTTGAACAATCTGAGCAAAATCAGGATGTTCTGCCGCTAACTTTTGCTGAATTTGCATCTTTTTGAACTCTTGACCAGCTTGTCTAGCCGCAAGTACATCGGGATGGTTATCTACAGTCTTACGAACCGCCGCCTGTGGATTCTCAAAAAAATCTACTTCAGGTTCTTCCTCTTGAATAGGTTGAGGTTTTCCAGCAAGGTTTTGCTTAATGAGTTCGTCTGCCAATTTGCGTACTTCACCAACCTCTTGGGCTTGCTTCCCGATCAGCTTTTCAGCTTCTTGGTGCATTTTGATAATGTCTGACAGTTCTTTACCCCGATACTTGTCGGGAATGTCATTACTTATCGACTCAACAGTTGTTTCAAGTTTTTGCTTTTCAACAGCCTCTAACTCACCTAACATCTCGTCTGGGTTATCTATCAACATATTTGTCCTTTTTCCTGCCACTTTTGGGTTCTAGGATACACAACGGCATAAATGCTTATGTTGTGGTTTTTTGCTCTTGCACTAACTTATCACGATGTTTCTTGTCAAATTTCATCCATGAAGATGGAAAATGACCCGACCAACCTTCCAAGTTGAAGTTTGGAGCAGAGATTGTGCGATTGGCTGAACCACCGCACTCACACTGAGTTTCTTGCGCCTCATAATCGCAATACCTCTCAATTCTGTGTCCACTTTCGCAGACAAATTCATAAATTCTTTTCATTCAATTCCTCGTAGGCTCGTTCACTGACCTCTTTCAAGGTTTTCAGCCAAGTCAAGATGGAAAGTTCACCTTTTTTGAACATCAAGGTCTTTTCATCAGGAATAACGCTTATATTATTCAAGGACTCTATCATATTGTCAATGTCAATAGTCAAGTCCTTCCAGCCCTCCATGCTCATCATGTCAAAGCGGGATTCGTAATAGCGTTGGAGTTCTGGGGTCACCAAGGCACTCCAGTGGCAGTAGTTGGATTCTTCTGTGCTTCAATCTGTGCCGCTAAAGAAGCCTCAACAGCGTCCTTATCTACACCATTAGCCCAAATCCAACCAAGGACTTGTTCTTGTGTCAGGTCGGCATAGGCTACTGTGGGAGTGCCATCAGACCATGAGCAAGTGGCGTAGATAGAGGCTGAATGCTCTCCATCTACTGCTGTGGCTTGCCAGTGGGCAGTGGTTACAAATCCATCAGAGGTTTGACGGTCAAGCTGTGAAATGTTCCAAGTTGTTGTCATTTTGCTTCCAGTGCTGTGATGCGGTCAGTCAGGGTGGTGATGAGGGCTTGTTGTTCTTGGATGGCTTTGACGAGCATCGGCACAAACACGCTGTACTTGACAGCCTTGGTTGTTGTGCCAAGGTCGTTGCCTTCTGCGTCACGGTCAGGTGACTCCTCAATCATGCCGGGGAAGATTTGCTCAAGCTCTTGCGCTATGACGCCGATCTGCTTTTGCTCTTCACCAATCAGGTTGTAGTTGACCACGCGAACTTGGTTCAGTTTTTCCAGCTTGGGGGTAGCATCAACGACGTTTTCTTTTAGCTTGGCATCAGAAATCGACCCATAGCTGTTGTTGGAGTTTTGTACGTTTCCGCTTGTGCGGATGTATATGCGATCGGCGCCCGATCTATTGCCAATAAAAAAATACCCATCGTCTCCGTTGTAATTTGGGCAA